GCGCACGGACACGCCATCACCGTGAATGCGACGGGAAATGCCGAGAATACCGTCAAGAATACCGCGATTAATTACATTGTGAGACTTGCCTGATGACATTCATTATGACCAGTAAAAACAGAACGATAACCGTCTATAACCTGCGTGCCGATACCCGTGAATTTATTGGTCAGGGGGATGCCTTGATCCCGGCCTTTACCGGGCTGCCCGCTCACTGCACGACGGTCAAACCCCCGGAAGCGGCGGCAGGTTTCATCCCTGTTTTCGACAGTGAAACACAGGGCTGGCAGCTCACCGAAGATCACCGGGGCGAAGTCGTTTACAGCACCACCACCGGCAGGCAGCAGTACATCACCGAGCCGGGTGCCTATCCACCAGAAACAACCCCTGTTGCACCGGATACGGCCTGGCAGAAATGGGACGGCAGTCAGTGGGTAGCGGATGCACAGGCCGAACACGCGGCACAGGTCAGCGACGCGCAGGGCATGAAAAACGGCCAGATGAAACAGGCCGGGGATGTGATTGCCACCCTGCAGGATGCGGTGGATTTTGAGATGGCAACCGAAGAGGAAACCGCCTCGCTGATGGCCTGGAAAAAATACCGGGTGTTACTGAGCCGGGTTGACCCGGAAATGGCACCGGATATCGTCTGGCCGGAGATGCCGTAATCATGCAGGCGGGCAATTGCCCGCCTTTTCTTTGTCCGTGGTTGTGTCACTCCTCATCCATCCCGCATCAATAGCCCGCTTTCCCCGTACCCCCGAAAATACACTCACCCATAACCCACGGAGTTAACCGGATGAGTGATTACCACCACGGCGTGCAGGTTGTTGAAATCAACGATGGTACGCGCGTTATTTCCACGGTTTCCACCGCAATTATCGGCATGGTCTGTACCGCCAGCGATGCCGATGCGGCGACCTTTCCCCTGAATGAACCCGTTTTAATTACCAACGTGCAGGCCGCCATCGGCAAGGCCGGAAAGAGTGGCACCCTGGCTGCGTCCTTGCAGGCCATTGCCGACCAGTGCAAACCCGTCACCGTTGTCGTGCGCGTGGCAGAAGGTGTCGACGACGATGAGGAAGTGGCGCAGGCGCAGACGATGTCCAACATCATTGGCGGCACTGATGCCAGCGGTAAATATACCGGCATTAAAGCGCTTCTGACCGCCGAAGCGGTGACCGGTGTGAAACCGCGCATTCTCGGTGTGCCGGGGCTGGACTCGCAGGAAGTAGCGGTCGCACTCGCCTCCGTCTGTGTCAGCCTGCGCGCTTTTGGCTATGTCAGTGCGTGGAACTGCAAAACGATTTCTGACGCCATCAAGTACCGCGACAATTTCAGCCAGCGTGAGCTGATGGTTATCTGGCCGGACTTTATCGCCTGGGATACGGTGAAGAATGCCAGCGCCACCGCTTATGCGACCGCGCGCGCACTGGGCCTGCGTGCCTACATCGACCAGACGGTCGGCTGGCATAAAACCCTGTCTAACGTCGGCGTGCAGGGTGTCACCGGCATCAGCGCCTCCGTGTTCTGGGATTTGCAGGCACCCGGCACCGATGCCGACCTGCTTAATGAGGCGGGTGTCACGACGCTTATTCGCAAAGATGGCTTCCGCTTCTGGGGCAACCGCACCTGCTCAGACGACCCGTTATTCCTGTTTGAGAACTACACCCGCACTGCACAGGTGATTGCCGACACCATGGCCGAGGGGCATATGTGGGCGGTGGATAAACCCATTACCCCGGTGCTTATTCGCGACATCGTTGACGGCATCAAGGCCAAATTCCGCGAGCTGAAAACCGCCGGTTACATCGTCGATGCAGACTGCTGGTTTGATGAAACCGCCAACGATAAAGAGTCGCTGAAAGCCGGGAAGCTGTATCTCGATTACGACTACACGCCGGTGCCACCACTGGAAAACCTCACCCTGCGTCAGCGCATCACCGATAAATATCTGGTGAATCTGATTGCCTCGATTAACGGATAAGGAGCCAGAAACATGGCAATGCCCCGCAAGCTCAAGTCATTAAACCTGTTTAACGACGGCCTCAGTTACATGGGCGTGGCGTCCTCCGTCACGCTGCCCAAACTCACCCGCAAGCTGGAAGCCTGGCGCGGTGCCGGGATGAACGGTGCCGCGCATGTGGATTTTGGTCTCGATGATGATGCGCTCACCCTCGAATGGACGCTCGGCGGCTTCCCGGATGAGGCACTCTGGGCGCAGTACGCGCTGCCGGGTGCCGCCAGTGTGCCGCTGCGTTTTGCAGGCTCCTACCAGCGCGACGACACCGAAGAAGAAACCGCCGTCGAGGTGGTGGTGCGTGGTCGTCACAAAGAATTTGACGGCGGCGACAGTAAACAAGGTGAGGACACCGAGACCAAAATCACCACCGTTTGCACCTACTACAAGCTGACGATGAACGGCAAAGAGCTGATTGAAATTGACACCATCAACATGATTGAGAAGGTGAACGGCGTCGACCGTCTTGAGCAGCGCCGCCGTAATATCGGTCTGTCTTAATGCCCTTGCCGGTCAGCCTGGCTGGCCGGTTAACCCTTGTTAAATTCCCGGAGAAAAACCTCATGAGCAACGCAAAAAAATACAAAAACACCTCTGATAACCCGAACATTGTGACCCTGGTGAAACCGATTAAACGTGGGGAAATGGTGATTGAAACCATCACGCTGATTAAGCCGACGGCGGGCACCCTGCGCGGGGTAAGCCTCGCTGATGTTGCCAGCTCGGATGTGAACGCGCTGATTAAAGTGCTGCCGCGAATGACCTATCCGGGCCTGACCGAGTCGGATGTCGTCGCCATGGAGCTGCCGGACATGATGACGCTGGCCGCGAAGGTGATCGGTTTTTTGGCTCCGGCTTCGGCAGCTTAAGTTTCCCGCCGGGTTTATCGGTTGACGACCTGATGGCGGATATCGCGGTGATATTTCACTGGCCGCCGTCAGAACTCTACACCCTGAGCCTGAGCGACCTCATCAGCTGGCGCGAGATGGCGCTGAAACGGAGCGGAAATTCTCATGAGCAATAACGTCAGAATCGAAGTGCTGTTAAAAGCCGTTGACCAGGCGACGCGCCCGTTTAAACACATTCAGACGGCGAGCAAGACGCTGTCGGGTGATATTCGCAACACCCAGAAAACCCTCAAAGAGTTAAACGGCCAGGCGTCACGCATTGAGGGTTTTCGCAAAACCAGCGCGCAGCTTGCGGTTACGGGGCAGTCACTGAATAAAGCGAAGGCTGAAGCCGAAGCGCTGGCGACACAGTTTAAAAACACCGAACGCCCGACCCGCGAGCAGGCCAAAGCCCTGGCAACGGCAAAAGCAGCCGCAGAAGGATTGCAGACCAAATATAACAGTCTCACCGAGTCGGTGAAGCGCCAGCAGCGTGAACTCGGCCAGGCCGGAATCAATACCCGCAATCTCACCCGCGACGAGAAGAGCCTGAAAGGCCGCATCAGCGAAACCACCAATCAGCTTAACCGGCAGAAGCTGGCGCTCGAGCAGGTCAGCGCGAAACAGGCCAAACTCAACGCCGTCAAAAAACGTTATCAGGCCGGTAAAGAGCTGGCAGGGACAGCCGGTGCCGTGGGTGCCGCTGGTGTGGGTATGGCAACCGCAGGTGTGGCCGCAGGTGTCGGTATTCTGAAACCCGGCTATGACTTTGCGCAGAAAAACTCCGAGTTGCAGGCCGTACTCGGGGTGGAAAAAACCTCACCGGAAATGGAAGCCTTACGCAAACAGGCGCGCCAACTCGGGGATAACACCGCCGCCTCAGCCGATGACGCCGCCGGGGCGCAGATTATTATCGCCAAATCTGGCGGGGACAGTGCTGCGATTCAGGCGGCCACACCGGTTACGCTGAATATGGCGCTCGCCAACCAGCGCACCATGGAAGAAAACGCCGCGCTGCTGATGGGGATGCGCTCGGCCTTTCAGCTCTCCAATGACCAGGTCGCGCACATCGGCGATGTGCTCTCGACCACCATGAACAAAACCGCCGCCGATTTTAACGGGCTGAGTGATGCGCTCACCTACGTGGCTCCGGTGGCGAAAAATGCCGGTATCAGTATCGAAGAAACTGCCGCCATGGCAGGTGCGCTGCATGACGCCAAAATCACCGGCTCAATGGCTGGCACCGGCAGTCGCGCGGTGATCAGCCGGTTGCAGGCACCGGTCGGTCAGGCCAAAACCGCACTGGGTGAACTGGGGGTAAAAAATACGGATGACAAAGGTAACATGCGTCCGCTGTTTACCCTCCTTAAAGAAATGCAGACCAGCTTTACCCGCAACAAACTCGGCACCGCGCAGCGTGCGGAGTACATGAAGGTCATCTTTGGTGAGGAAGCCAGCTCCGCAGCCGCCGTGCTGATGACCGATGCCATGACGGGCAAACTCGATAAGCTCACCGCCACCTTTAAAGCCTCGGACGGCAAAACCGCCGAGCTGGTCAAGGTGATGCAGGACAACCTCGGCGGCGACTTTAAGGAATTTCAGTCGGCGTATGAAGCAGTCGGCACCGACCTGTTTGACCAGCAGGAATCTTCCCTGCGCAAGCTCACGCAGACCACCACCAAATATGTGCTGAAACTCGACCACTGGATTGTGCAGAACAAAGGCCTCGCGCAGACGCTGCTCAAGGTCGGGGGTGTCGCACTGGCGGTGATTGGCATGGTCGGGGCAATCGGTCTGGTCGCCTGGCCGGTGATTGCGGGTATCAATGGCATTATTGCCGCCGCCGGTCTGCTCGGCACCGCCTTTGCTGTCGCCGGAGGGGCGATTATGACGGTGCTCGGGGCGCTCACCTGGCCGATTGTGGCAGTGGGTGCGCTCATCGTCGGTGGTGCGCTGATGATCCGCAAATACTGGGAGCCGCTTGGGGCTTTCTTCTCCGGTGTGGTAGCCGGACTGACTGCTGCCTTTGCGCCGGTCGGGGAAATGTTCGCGCCGTTCGTGCCGATTTTTGACGCTGTGGTGCAGAAACTCCGGGCGGTGTGGCAGTGGTTCACCGAGCTGATTGCCCCGGTGAAAGCCAGTAAGGACACACTCGATAGCTGGAAAGATTCCGGGGTTGCCGTCGGTCAGGCACTGGCCGGGGCTTTTAAACTTGCCCTGGCACCGGTCACCGCGTTGCGAAGCGGCATTGATTACGTGCTGGAGAAGCTCGGACTCATCAACCAGGAATCCAGTCAGCTTGATGCTAAAGCCGAGAAGGTTAATGCATACGCTAACGGCACCGGTGGTGGTTATTCCCCATCCGGTGGGGTGCTGACCGGCGGTTATGGCAGTTATCAGCCGGTGACGGCAAACGCGGGTAAAAGCTATACCGACCAGAGCCGCAACGAATATCACATTGCCATCGGTGGCGGGGTGCAGAACGGCGGCGAGCTTGACCGCCAGTTACGCGACAGCCTGGAAAAATACGAGCGTGAAAAGCGAGCCAAACAGCGCGCCAGCATGATGCACGACTAAGGAGGCATAACAATGATGCTTGTTCTCGGTATGTTTGTTTTTCAGTTGCAGACGCTGCCTTATCAGAGCCTGCAACGCGATGTGGATTACCGCTGGCCGTCAAACAGCCGCGTCGGCCAACGACCAGCGATGCAGTTTCTCGGCGTGAATGAGGAAAAAATTGTCTTAAGCGGAAGCCTGTTGCCGGAAATCACCGGCGGCAGGTTGTCACTGCTGGCACTCAATCTGATGGCCGATGAGGGGCGTGCGTGGCCGCTGCTCGATGGTAGCGGCACCATTTACGGCATGTTTGTGATTAATGCGGTGAGTGAGACCTGCACCGAGTTTTTTGCTGATGGCTCGGCGCGCAAAATTGATTTCACCGTCAACCTCACCCGTGTGGATGAGTCGCTGACGGCGATGTTTGGCGACATCCAGAAACAGGCCGACAGCCTGGTCGGGAATGTGCAAAGCAAAATCGGAGGGTTATTCTGATGCTGACCGGAATGACGCTCGATGCAGGCGCGACGATGGCACCGGCGTTTATGCTCACCCTGAATAATCAGGACATCACCCGCAATATCAGTGACCGACTGATAAGTCTCAGTTTGTCGGATAACCGGGGTTTTGAAGCTGACCAGCTCGATATCGAACTTGATGACAGCGACGGCCTGATTGAGCTGCCGGTGCGCGGCGCAGTCTTGTCGCTGTTTCTCGGCTGGCAGGGTTCGGCACTACTCGGCAAAGGCCAGTTCACGGTCGACGAAATTGAGCACCGGGGCGCACCGGACACACTAACCATCCGGGCGCGCAGTGCGGATTTTCGTGGCACGCTCAACTCTCGCCGTGAGGCGTCGTATCACGACACCACACTCGGGGAAGTGCTGAACACCATTGCCAGCCGCAACAAACTGACGGCCAGTGTCGCCCCGCAGTTTGCCGCGATTGCCATCCCGCATATCGACCAGACGCAGGAGTCCGACGCGAAATTCCTCACCCGCCTGGCGGAGCGCAACGGCGCTGAGGTATCGGTCAAAGCCGGTAAACTGCTGTTCATCAAAGCGGGTGCCGGTGTGACGGCCAGCGGCAAACCCATTCCACAGATGACCATCGAGCGTAAAGATGGCGACCGTCATCAGTTTGCGATTGCCGATCGGGGCGCTTATACCGGCGTGACGGTGAAATGGCTGCACACCAAAGAGCCGAAAGAGCAAAAGCAGCAGGTGAAGCTCAAGCGCAAGGCAAAGCCGCAGCACCTGCGCGCGCTTCAGCATCCAAAATCAAAACCGGTAAAAGCAAAGAAAGCACCGAAGGAAAAGGAAGCGCGCGAGGGGGAATACATGGTCGGTGAGGAAGATAATGTGTTTGCGCTGACCACCATTTACGCCAGCAAAGCGCAGGCAATGCGTGCCGCTCAGGCAAAATGGGACAAGCTACAACGTGGCGTGGCGGAGTTCTCCATCAGTCTCGCGATGGGGCGTGCTGATCTCTACCCGGAAACACCGGTCAGAGTGTCAGGTTTTAAGCGCGTCATAGACGAGCAGGCATGGACTATTACTAAGGTGATGCACTCACTCAGTAATAGCGGCTTCACGACCTCGCTTGAGCTGGAGGTGCGGATTTCAGATGTTGAATATGATGCAAAAAGCGAGTTTTAATAAAATTATTCTCAATAAGAGAATCTAAGCGTATCATTTACTCACTTAATGAGAATAATGAGGCGAGCCATGTTCCATTGTCCTAAATGCCAGCATGCGGCGCATGCCCGCACAAGTCGCTATCTTAGTGAAAACACCAAAGAGCGTTACCACCAATGCACAAATATAAACTGCAGCTGCACTTTTGTGACAATGGAGTCCGTTGAGCGCTTTATCGTTACTCCAGGTAAGATCATCCCCGCACCACCTCACCCAATCAGAGGTGGACAACAAACCATATGGTTATAGAAATTGCCCGCTTCGAGCGGGTTTTTTTATTCTTGAAAAACAGCGTGGAACCGATCTACGTAATGTCGCAAAAAAAATGCTGCGACACTTTTGCGACACCGTGCACCAGAAACAAAAAAGCCACTTCGTGAGAAGTGGCTTAATCATATGATTTTAAAGCTAAAATTTGGTGGCCCCTGCTGGACTTGAACCAGCGACCAAGCGATTATGAGTCGCCTGCTCTAACCACTGAGCTAAGGGGCCGTGGCGCAGGATTATAATGTAACTTTGGGCTTCAATCCAGTCATTGCGTGACATCTGCTGTTTTTATAAACAATGATGAATCAATCCCTTATGTTTGCTTCTTAATCTATCACTATAGGAAATGTAATGATTAGCGATATCCTGCAACCCGGATTGCGGGTTGTGTTTTGCGGCATTAATCCAGGTAGGTCATCAGCGCATACGGGATTCCACTTTGCGCATCCCGGGAACCGCTT